TCGAGTCTACCTAAGAGTATTCGGTAGTGATGATGGGCAAAAAGTTTTACAGCATTTGCGTTCACTAACGATAGAGCAGCCAACTTGGTATCCCGGTGAAGATGCGTCTCATGGGTATGCCAGAGAAGGGCAAAACTCACTTGTGCGTGAAATAGAGCGCAGAATAGAAAGGGCGTCAAATCAATGAGTGAAGAAGCAACAACACAAGAAAATAGCGGCGAAGGTCTACTTGCTGATGCGGCTATCCAGCCAGAAGAAACTCCAACGGAAGAAGCGGTTATCGATCATCGTGAGCCAACTGAAGCTCCGTCTATTGATAACCTTGTAGTTTCAGAAGACGAAGAAACTGTTGAGTATGAAAGACCTGAATGGTTTCCTGAGAAATTTTGGTCAGAAGATGATGGACCTAATATAGAGGCTTTAGCTAATTCATTTAAACAAATGGAAGCTAAGTTCTCAAAGAGCAACCACAAAGCTCCAGAAGAATATGACACCAAAGTATTTAGTGAAGCTAATATAGGTGAAGATGATGAGCTTGCTAATGCTTATACTGAATGGGCTAAAGAGAACGGCATTAGTCAATCAGCGTTCAATGATCTTGCTACTAAATTTATTAGTATGGCTGGTCAAGAACAAGAAATGGCAGAAATCTCATATAAAGAAGAATATGAAAAACTTGGACCTAATGCTGATATGACAATTAAATCCATGACTGATTGGGCGCAAGGGTTAGTAAGAAAAGGTGTTTGGTCAGAAGATGATTTTGAAGAATTTAAGATCATGGGTGGCACTGCCCAAGGTATTCGAGCTTTGCAAAAAGTTCGTAGTTACTATGGCGATCAACCTGTCCCGGTAGATGTCGGACCTGTTGAGGGTATGCCTTCTAAGGAAGAACTTGCTTCTATGGTAAGTAAACCTGAATATCTCAATGACCCGGCTTATCGCCAGAAGGTTGAGAAGATGTTCGACCAGGTTTATGGGACAGAGGAGTATAGAACAGTATGAATAAATATCATCGCAATAAAGTATTTTCTGTTCCAGATTGGGAGATTGATGGTGAGTTTGAAGATCATCCTGATGCTGATTCTGACAAGTACCCATCATTGGGTCATCAAACTGCGACCAGCATGTTAGCGATGGCAGAAAAGATTAGGAGGTTGAAGTCTCTTTGACTGTTGCATTTTTGCAACACTGTTACCTCTTTACAACAGCGCGTCCCGTTCTTATACTCTCGTTTAACGGATAACCTTAATTGGCCCGTTAGAACGGCCTTGGAGCGGGGCGCTAAATCGCTCAAGCCGCAGCCCGTTAGGATAACTGTTTGGCGTCTATCTTGAAACTAACTGAAGGAGAACAGAAATGGCAGTTGGCATTTCTAACGCCTTCGTGCAGTTGTTCGATGCGGAAGTCAAGCAAGCGTACCAAGCATCTCGTTTGCTTGCTGGAGTCTGCCGCGAAAGGGCAAATGTTGAAGGCAATCAGGTGAAGTTCCCCAAAATTGGGAAAGGCACCGCAACTGTTCGCGTTCCTCAAACGGACGTGACACCACTAAATGTGACTTACTCACAAGTCACAGCAACCATGTCGGATTATATCGCTGCTGAATACAGCGACATTTTCCATCAAGCCAAAGTGAACTTCGATGAGCGCCGGGAATTGGTGCAAGTTGTTGGTAACGCGATTGGCCGACGCATGGATCAACTCGTAATTGATGCTCTTAATTCCGCATCTTCACCCTCTACTGTTGCCACTTCTGTTGGTGGCGCGGGAACCAACATGAACCTTGCGAAGCTGCTTGCAGCTAAGAAGGCTCTTGACGCCAAGAACGTACCAGCCGAAGGTCGTGTAATGATAATTCACGCCAACGGTTTGTCAGCGTTGTTGGATGAAACAGAATTAACCAGCAGCGACTTCGCTACTGTGAAAGCTCTGTCTCAGGGTGAGATCGACACATTCCTCGGTTTCCGGTTCATCATGCTTGGTGATCGTGACGAAGGTGGTCTACCGATTCCTTCTACTCGCACGAACTTCGCGTTCCATCGTGACGCGGTTGGCCTTGGTATCAGCATGAACCAAAAAACTGAGATCAACTATGTGCCTGAGAAGACATCCTTCCTCGTATCTTCAATGTTCTCCGCTGGAGCCATTGCGATTGACGACGAAGGCATTGTCAAAATCAGCAGCACTGAGTAGGAGGATTAAATAATGGCTTTTGATTCCGCTGGACTTGGTGTTGTTTCCGCTTCAAAGAAAGGAAATGCACCTTCGATCTACACTTATCAAACCGCAGATACGATTGCGACTGTGAATACAGAGGGTTATTTCAATGACATCTCTGACACTCTTGCAGTTGGCGATTTGATTTATTGTGTAACTTCAACGGGTGGAACGCGAGTTAGCACTCTAACTCAAGTTCTTTCCAACACCGGTGGCGTTGTTGACGTTGCCGATGGAACAACACTCGCCGCGACTGACGGCGACTAACGGATTGGGGCGAGCTTCGGCTCGCCCCTTTTCCACACGAGGGTAAAATGGCGGCTGGCGATACAAAACTCTCAATATGTTCTGACGCGCTTATCATGCTTGGCGCGGCTCCCTTATCAAGTTTTAGCGATGGAGCTGACGAAGCGCAGATTGCGGATCGGTTGTATGAAGACATCGTAAACACCATATTAATGCAATACCCCTATAGCTGGAGTATAAAGAAGGTAGCTTTAGCGCGTCTTGCAGATACACCTATAAACGAATGGAAATATAAATACGCATTGCCGGGCGATATCTTGGGCAACCCAAAAGCATTGTTTACAACAAGTGCTGTTGGTGGTGTTCCGATGCGTGATTTTGAGATTTACAATGGCGGCTTGTACACAAATTATGAGTCTGTTTGGATCGACTACCAATTCAGTCCAGAGCCTTCCACATTCCCGCCATACTTTGTCAACCTAATTAAACATGCTTTAGCTGCGGCTTTTGCGGAACCAATCACAGACCAGATCACAAAAGCAGACTACTATCATGGTCTTGCGTTTGGCTCTCCCTCAGAAAATATGCGCGGTGGTTTGATGCGTGTTGCTATGAATATCGATGGCGCAGATCGCCCAACGCAGAATATTATGGAATTTCCTTTAACTGATGTGCGTGCATGAGCCGGATTGTATTTATACAAAATGACTTTACGTCAGGTGAGTTAGACCCAAAGTTACGAGCGCGTACTGATATTGCTCAATACAGGTCTGGTCTAACGACCGCGACTAATGTTTCTATACAGCCGCAAGGTGGAGCAAAACGTAGAGACGGCACAAAGTTCATAACTCAACTCGATAGTGGTGCGGCTAATGCAGTTCGCATGGTGTCATTTGAATTTAGTGTTACTGACAGCTACATGCTTGTATTCACTCCAGGGCGCATGTACGTCATTAAAGACGGCGTACTCATTACGAATATAAATGGCAGTGGCAATGATTATCTGACTGTATCTGATTTAACTGCGTCTATCTTGCCTGAGATAAACTGGGTACAATCTGCTGATACTGTAATCATTGTGCATGAAGATTTAGCGCCATTGAAAATTGTGCGTGGCGCTTCTGACTCATCATGGACTGCCAGCACAATCGCTTTTGCAAATGTTCCTTTATTTGCTTTTGATCTTTCAACATATAATCCTACTTATACAATCACTCCGTCTGCTGTTAGCGGCAATATTACAATTACCGCTTCCTCCATAACCACCGACAGTGGAACTGCACAAGCGGGAACCACAAATACAATTACATTAAAATCTGCATCTAACTTTACATCTGATGACCAACCAAACGGTATGTTTATTGAAATTACTGCTGGAACAGGTGTAGGGCAAATTAGAGATATTGAGGATTATGTAGGATCAACAAAAGTTTTAACCGTGAGTCCTAATTGGGACACTCAACCAGATAATACATCTCAATATCAGATTAGAGCTTTTAAGACACCTGTTGTTGGTGAGTATATAAATGCACTAGATGGTTTTGGACGTGCGCGTATTACTGAGCTTATCAGTGATACTGTTGTTAATGCTTATGTAGAAATACCTTTTTTCGATACTAGCGCTATAACAAGTGGTAATTGGGAAATAGAACATGGTTACGAAGCTGCTTGGAGTTCAACCCGTGGTTGGCCTCGCAGTGTTACATTTCATGAAGGTCGGTTATTCTTTGGTGGGGCTAAAGGATTACCATCAACAATCTGGGGATCTCGTGTTAGCGATTTCTTTAACTTTGACCCCGGCGAAGCATTAGATGATAGCTCTGTTTCTGCCACCTTAGACACTGGCACCTTTAATGCTGTTGTCGATTTATTCTCAGGTCGTCACTTACAAGTCTTTACAACTGGCGGCGAGTTCTATGTGCCGCAGTCGTTAGATACGCCGATTACACCAAGCAATCTGATTGTGAAACAACAAACATCATTTGGCATGAAGCCAGGATTGCGCGTCTGCAACGTCGATGGTGGTTCTTTGTTTATCCAAAGACAAGGCAAGGCACTACAAGAATTTATATTTAGCGACACGGTGAACGCATATACCAGTGCTAAGATATCGCTTCTGTCTTCACATCTTTTAAAAACGCCAGAAGAAATGGCTGTTCGTGTTTCTACAAGTACAGATGAAGGCGACAGATTATTAATTGTAAATAGCGATGATGGTTCTATTGCTTGCTACACATTGCTGCGTTCTCAGAATGTGATAGCACCATCGCTATGGACAACGAGTGGTGAGTTTATAAATATCGGCGTAGATGTTGACGACATATATACTATCGTAAAACGAACAGTAAATGGATCGGAGGTCTACTATGTTGAACTCTTTGATGGAGATATTTTACTCGATTGTTCTAAAACCGGTGGGGCTGCTGCTTCAGTTACTATGGACCACCTTGAAGCGGCTACTGTTAAAATTGTACGCGATGGTGTTGTGGAGCCTGACCAAACTGTACCAGCTTCTCCTTACACTGTCACATTTGAGCAAGCGGCTACTGCTTCTTATCAAGTCGGCCTTAACTTCACGCCTACCATAAAGACGTTACCTTTTGAACCAAGATTATCTAGTGGCCCACTTAAAGGATTTAAGA